ACGGTATATCCTTCAGTCACCTACAAAATAACCACTGGTTTGATGAGTACCATGAGTACCATAACTCAGCGCCAGCTATCCATGACTACGATGGTGTGTCCTACGCTCACTTCTTTAGTGCTGGTAATTTTGGCACAGCCATGAGTGGAATGCACCACGCAAATTCCTTACTTGCCAACAGGTTTAAGAGTTCAACCTGTGGTCATTCACACAAGAGAGACCTGAAGTTCAAGGATGCAGCTGGTGCTATAGGCCTAGTAGCTGGTTGTTTTAAAGGTGCAGACGAGGCCTGGGCTGGGCAAGCTAACCTTGACTGGTGGTCTGGGGTAGTAGTCAAGAGAGAAATACATAATGGCTTCTATGAACCAGAGTTTATTTCTTTAGCCTCACTGCAAAAAGAATACGGTTGACACTGCTATGAAAAATAATATAACTAGGAGTTTCTGACAATGAAATTTGAGGCCAGAATTGTTTTGGAGGTAGACCCTGAAGCTAACTTCTTAGAAGTATCTGACACTAATTCTTGTGTAGAAATTCTAGAGTTACTTGAGAATTTAATTTATGACACCGATGATATATTCATCCTAAACTGTGAGGTAAACACACATGACTAAACTTATTATTGAAGACAACGAGTACGACACGGAAGACTTAACGGAAGAACAGACTGCTATTGTTAACACACTGAACCTAGGTCAGAACTCTATTGGTCTACTCAATCACATTCTTCAGTGTACAAAGGCTATACACCAGACGAAGTTCGAAGAATTAAAGACTTCTTTAGATGATGAGCCTGATGATAAATGATGTTGATCTTGAGGCTATGGGTTACTACCACATGATAGATGGTAGTAGGCATAGCCTCGACCCCTTCAAGCAGTATAGCGAATGGGTTGAGGCTAAGATTATAACCAAGGGTCATGACAGGCTAGTCGAGAATACCCTTGGACTTGTTGGTGAGGCAGGAGAAGTCGCTGAAAAGATTAAGAAACTTATTCGTGACAAAGACAAGTTTACTGCAGACGACATTGCTAAAGAATTAGGTGATGTAATTTTCTACGCTACTAGCCTTGGTAATATCTTTAATCATGACTTAGGATCTATTATCAGAATGAACGTAGAGAAGTTAGACAGTCGTCAAGAACGTGGCGTATTACAGGGATCAGGGGACAACAGATGAGTAACTATTTACCTACCGACTACCAATCATTTATACACAAGTCACGCTATGCACGTTGGCTAGACAAAGAAGGAAGGCGTGAGACTTGGGGTGAGACAGTATCACGCTACATGGATAACATTGTGTATCCTCTGGCTGGTAAAGACTCTTACGTCAAAGACATTGAGCAAGCCATACTAAGCCTAGAGGTTATGCCATCTATGCGAAGTTTAATGACGGCTGGCCCCGCAGCTATTCGTGATAATATATCAATGTACAACTGCTCTTACATAGCTGTAGATAACATAGTATCTTTTGATGAGGCTATGCACGTCCTTATGTGTGGTACTGGTGTAGGCTTCTCTGTCGAGAGACAGTACGTTCAGAAACTACCTGAAGTACCTGAGTTGTTTGTGAGTGATACTACAATCGTTGTAAAGGACAGCAAGGAAGGTTGGTCTAAGGCTCTCCGTCAATTGATTGCACTCTTGTACAGCGGTGAGATTGCACAGTGGGATGTGGGTTTGGTACGTCCAGCTGGTGCGAGGCTCAAGACATTCGGAGGTAGGGCATCAGGCCCAGCGCCACTGATCGACTTGTTTAACTTTACAATTAAAACATTTAAGGATGCACAGGGGCGAAAGCTCTCATCTATAGAGTGTCACGACATCATGTGTAAGATAGGTGAGGTAGTAGTCGTAGGTGGTGTACGTCGTAGTGCTATGATTTCATTGAGTAATCTGTCTGACGATAAGATGCGACACGCTAAGTCAGGTGCATGGTGGGAGAACAATCCACATAGAGCACTAGCTAACAACTCTGTGGCATACTCTGAGAAGCCTGACAGTCTATCATTCATGCGTGAGTGGACGGCACTGGTTGAGTCAGGCTCAGGTGAGCGTGGTATCTTCAACCGTGAGGCAGCTAAGAAGCAAGCAGCTAAGAATGGTAGGCGTGATGCAGACCATGACTTTGGTACAAATCCTTGCAGCGAGATCATATTACGCAGTGGTCAGGTGTGCAATTTAACGGAGTGTGTAGTACGTGCGACAGATAATCTTGCAGACCTTGAAAGAAAAGTTCGTATCGCTACGATCTTGGGTACTATTCAATCTACCTTCACGAAGTTCCCTTACTTGCGAAAACTGTGGCAGCGAAATACCGAAGAGGAACGCCTGTTGGGTGTGTCACTCACGGGGATAATGGACAACCCACTACTTACAACAGCTAACTCAGGCCTGGATCAAACACTTGAGCACCTACGTTCTATTGCTGTCTCGACTAATGCTGAGTGGGCTAAGCGTCTTGGCATCCCTGCCTCTACTGCAATCTCGTGTGTTAAGCCGTCAGGAACGGTATCACAATTGGTGAATAGCGCATCGGGCATACACTCTCGCCACTCGCCCTACTACATCCGTACTGTACGTGGTGATAACAAAGACCCACTTACACAGTTTATGATGGATCAAGGCATACCCCATGAACCAGACGTAATGAAGCCAGACCAGACTACTGTGTTTAGTTTTCCTCAGAAGGCTCCAGACGGTGCGGTATGTACCAAAGATACTACTGCCATAGATCAGCTAAAGATGTGGCTAATGTATCAACGGCATTGGTGCGAACATAAACCTAGCGTAACTATAAATGTACGTCCAGACGAATGGCTTTCTGTAGGAGCTTTTGTGTACGAGCACTTTGATGAGATGTCAGGCGTTTCGTTCCTTCCATTCCATGAGCATACATACCAGCAAGCACCTTACCAAGACTGTAGTAAGACTGACTACGATACCTTGCTGTCTTGTATGCCAAGTTCAATTGATTGGGAGAAACTATCTGAGTATGAGCAAGAAGATAATACAGCAGGTAGTCAAACATTAGCGTGTTCTGGCGACAGCTGTGAAATTGTAGACCTAACTTAAGGAGAGTATCCTATGGCTTATGTTAAAAGAAATGCTCAGTCCTACCTTGAGGGTACGTCAGCAGAGCAAGAGTTCGCAGCACTAAGAGGTGACAACTTTGTACGTAAGTCCACCAAGGACGAAGACATAAACGAACACTGGGACTTACTAGACAAAGAGTTTGGACGGGTAGACGTTAAGGCAGCTAAACGTTTCTCTCGTTCAAGCGAGGTAACCTACACTATCTGGTGGGAACTAAAGACTGTGAAGAGGCCACCCGACTGGCAACCAGCTAAGGGGTGGGGTGTTCCTAATGGTATCAATAGATTTATTGCAGTCAGAGGTGAGAAAGCTTTCTACTTGATAGATCCTGACAACATCTACTTAGATCTACAGAAGAGGTGTACTGAGTACTACAAGGGTGACTTTGGTTTGTATGGTAGGCAAGATCGTGGCGACCTTATGACTATACTACCACTCGACTACGTAAAGGAAAACTCTAAACACGTTGTCCCTGTCTATTGACACAGCTACACTAAGGTAGTACAATTGCTTTTAATATGGAGGAATATCTTTAATGAAAAAGAAGTACGGTATCTGTAGTGTTTGTGATAGTTACTTACAGGAAGACTCTGTATGTCCTGAATGCGACATTGATATAACTCCTGTCTTTGACCCAGTAGAAAAACCTTATCACTACAACCACACCGATGGTATAGAATGTATTGATTATATAAGGCAGGTCTTAGGTGTTGATGGTTTTATAGCCTACTGTCGTGGTAATGTAATGAAGTATAATCATCGTGCCTTCTACAAGGGTAACCCAACAGAGGACATGAACAAAGCTGCATGGTATCTTAACCAAGCTAACTTAGCTCTTAAAGAAAAACATAAGTAGCATGACAGAACTAGACAAAAAGAAAACCCTTGAGCAGGAAGCGCAAGAGTTTATTAAGACTAATATAGAAGGTGTTCCTCTACCCTTTGTACAGTTAGAGGATTACTATGCTGGTTGTGCACTGTCTGGTTTACTAGCATCTGGTAAGTACTCAAGCTCAGACGACATAGTAGACGAAGCTTACAGGTACAGTAGTCGAATGATTAGTAACAAGAAATAATAAAAGACTTAACCCCCAGCTAAACAC